AATGTGGATGTCTGAAGAAGTAGAAGATTATGTTGTAAATGTAATATTAGGAAAACAAAAAACTGATGAGGAAGAACAAAATGAATAAATCAGGTTATATTGCGGCAATAGCCAGAGGACATAATGCAGGAATATGTTTATTAAAAGATGGAGAAATTGTTTTTGCAATAGAAGAAGAAAGATTATCTAGACACAAATACGATGGTGGTCCTTATCGTTCAATGATGGAAGTATTAAAATATACTGACAAAATAGATTATTTAATTGTAGCTCATACACAACCATTAGATGATCCTACTACTGGTAAAGTAGATTATACTCATGATGATGTATATACAGGAATAGCAAGAAAATTAGGTTTAATAGATAGAAAAGCAAATTTAAAACAACACCCACAAGTAATTGACCTAAGTCATATTCATCATAAGTTACACGCCGGTTGTGCTTTTTATAGATCAGGATTTGATAAAGCCTGTTCGGTTATTGTTGATGGAGCAGGAACTTTTATGCCTGTTAATAATCAACTTACAGGAGATTTATGGATGTTTGAAATAGAATCTATTTTTGATTGTTCATATCCTAATAATATAACAACTGTATGGAAACACTACGGTACTGGTTCTGCGTCTCCTGGAGCACATATGACAAAAATGGATTCATCTAAAATGGGAGAACCTGGTAAAACTCATGAATGTTTATTTTCAGATGTAGCAGGAATTGTTAAAGTTTATGAAGCAGTTACTCAATACTGTGGATTCTCAGCCATTGAAGCAGGAAAAACAATGGGATTATTTCCTTATGGAAAACCTAATGATAGAATTCCTCCATTATTTCATAATGAAATAAAATATATGTCTTTATCTAATAGACATTTAATAATTCCTACATATCCTAATGCGGCAATAGTAAATGAAGGCATTTATGATTATTTAGATGAAACACCTACAGACAATCCTGATGTTACTAAACTACCTAATAGAAGAGATTTAGCCTATGCTTGTCAAACAGAAACTCAAGCAGAAGTTTTAAAATTAATTTATAAAGCTGTAGAAATGACAGGTCAAAAAAATGTTGTATTATCTGGTGGATATGGATTAAATTGTGTAGCAAATTATTGGTATCTTGAGTCTTTAAGAAAAGATGGAATTAATTTATTTGTTGAACCAGTATCAAATGACGCCGGAACAGCCATTGGAGCGGCTCTTTTATTTTATTATGGTATGTCAGAAGATATGACAAAAAGACCACTTACTACATTATGTCAAGGTCCAGAAAGAAAATATACATTAGAAGAAATAGAAAAATTAGCAAATAAACCTGGTGTTGAATTGATGGACGCAAACGATAAAGATGTAGTTAAATTAATGATAGAAAAAAATATTGTTTCAATGTTTCAAGGAAAATCAGAAAGTGGTCCAAGAGCATTAGGTAACAGAAGTATTTTATTTGATCCTTCATTTAAAGATGGTAAAGATTTTGTTAATATAGTTAAACGAAGAGAATATTTTAGACCATTTGCAGGATCTATATTACATGAACACGTACACGAATGGTTTGATTTAAGAGGAATGGAAGAAAGTCCTTATATGATGTATGCTGTAAATTGTCAAGAAGGAATAGCAGAAAAAATTCCTAGTATTATACACGTAGATGGTACTTGTAGAATACAAACAGTTAAAGAAGAACAAAATCCATTGTATTATAAATTAATTAAAGAGTTTTATAATCAAACAAAAATACCAATTGTGTTTAATACGTCATTTAATTTAGCTGGAGAACCACTTGTAGAAACATTAGAAGACGCTATATGGACTCTTGAACAATCTCTTTTAGAATATTTGTATCTTCCAGAATATGGAAAAATGATAAAGGTAAAAAATGTTAAGAAATAGTGCTATCTTTTTAAATGGCGGTGCTGGAAGAATGATTAGTTCCATACCTGCATTAGAAAATTTTGAAAAAGAAAATCCTAATGATGATTTTGTAATAATTTGTGAAGGTGGAACTGATGTTTTAAAAGGTCATCCAACATTATATTATAAAACATATGACAATTGGCATAAAGGACTTTTTAAAGAATTAATAAAAGATAGAAATTGTATTAATCCTGAACCTTATAGAGTATGGGAATACTATACTCAAAAATGTAGTCTTGCCCAAGCATATGATATTGCAATTAATAATAAAGGTATAAGAGAATTACAAAAACCTACAATAAGATTAAGCAAAGATGAACTATTATATGCTCGAAAAATGTTAACTGAAGTAAAAGAAAAATGCAAAAAAGATAAAATAATTGTTATTCAACCCTTTGGAAGAGGTGTTAGAAAAGAAGATAAAGATGTAGTTGACATTACCGGCAGAAGTATGGAAACTAAAAATCTTTATAATATAGTAAGAAAGTTATCTAAAAAATATGCTGTAATGATTATGACAGAAACACCATTAGAATTTAATAAGCATATGTCATCACCTGTAGCTACACCACAAAACGTACATATTAGAATATGGATGGCTGTAATTAGACAATGTGATCACTTTGTAGGATGTGACAGTGTAGGTGCACATATGGCTTATACTTTTGACACAACTACAACATCTATTATAGGATCTACATTTCCTATTAATACATCATTTCCAGATTATGAAAAATTTGATGTCATTGATTTGGGCAAAGAAGACCGTGTTTATAGCCCTATAAGAATTACTGTAGATGAATTTTCAGACCGTATAAACGAGGGTATTATGGAGATGAATGACCAACAAGAGCAACAAGTTATTGCATCTGTCAATAGAATGATAAAACACGGTAAAAATACCCGTTAAGCCCAATATCTACTTAAACTTTATCCTAATAAAATTGGTAAATACACTTAAAGAAGGAATCTTCATATGTTTGATGTGTCAAAACTATTTGGAAAAGGCGATAAAAATACGCTATTAATGAAAAATGGGTTAAATTTTTCATATAATGGTCCGTATGCTACAGTTGTAGAAGGATTAATTTTAGACAGATTTCATGTTGGAACTTTTTGTTCTGCAGAATATACAATATCTATAGACTATGATACTAATAATAAAGAAATTATTAGAGCACTAGTAGTAGGTAGCCCATCAAATAGTTCTGTAACAATTTACGGAAGATCAAATTTAGGAAATGATTTAGTAAAATTAACTAGTACAGTTACTAATTCTTATGTAGAATTAAAACTAGATCCTGAACAAAAAACATCAACAACAAAATATGACGGTTCAAAAGCTATTTTCAAAGCAACATATTATCAAACAATGAATGCTTTGGTAGGTGGTGCATAATATATGAAGTTATATTTTGATAAATATAGAGTATAAAGACTATGGCAGTAAATTATAAACAGTTTGAAGCAAACTATGGATTTAAGAGTCCAGGATTTACGGTTGACAATCTTGGTAATGTAATAGTAAGAACAATTACTAATACATATACTCCAACTGCGACTGACTCTATAGATTATACAGTTACAGAATCTTCAAATAATTTTAGTATTACAGATAAAGAAAGCAATAATTTAGGATCAAATCCTGTTCTTGATTTAAAAAGAGGTACAACTTACGTTTTTAGCCTTGATACTACATCTGTTACATTTAATATTTTTGCACCTGATACAAATAATAATTCAGTACCTGGTGAGCTTTATAATACTGGGTTATCACATACTACAAGTATTAATGGACAAAATCTTTCAACTGATACATGGACAGTTCAACAAACTTGGCAACAAGAAACAACAGCATATAGTAGACCTGTAACTGTTGTTGTACCTAATACTGTTGGAACATCCTTAGAAGGTAAACAAATTCCTGTAATTATATCTTTACACAATGCAAATCAATCATCTGGAAATGCTATTACACATTTAAATTATCTAACAGATAAAATTATAGTTGCTCCTCAAGGTTATAGTAAAGAATGGAATGTTGGATATTCATCTAGTAAAGCAGATGATATAGCATATCTTGATGCAATAATAGATAAGTTAGCAACTTTTGATAACGTAGATATAAGAGAAATTTCAATTCATGGACAAGGACTTGGTGGTCAAATGGCACACCAATATGCTTTACAAACAACAAAAACAAATATTAAAAATGTAATTATTGAATCAGCATTATTTAATGAAGATCAATATAGAGAAAATACAAACATTTTCTACAAAATGGCTTTATCTAATCTAGGAGATTCAACAGCAGTTTCTTGGACACCTGTAACACCTTTAACTAAATCAAAAGTTGTAATGTTTCATGGTGAAGAAGATTTAGCGTATCCATTTAATGGAGGAGTTGTAGCAGGCGAAACTATTTTAACAGCGGCAACTACAATATATGGATGGGCAAAAGCCGTTGGTACTAGTCAAAGTAAATTAACATCTGGAACACTACAAAGTGATGGAGCAAGTTTATATTCTTATAATTCAGGTGCAGTAGCATTATATGGCTATCCTAATGTAGCACAATCTTGGGAAGGAGCTGTAAAAACAAGCATTCAAACAAAAGTAAATGAAACAGCAACACCTAGTTCATTTTTAGATATTCCTACAGCTTCAACTGTATCAGGAGCAAGTGCTCAAGCAAAAACTAAAGGACTTTTAAGTTTTATAGTACCAATTGATGCCCCAGATAAAATATTTTATGGTGATGGAGACAAAATACCTAATGCGGCAATGAATATAACTAATCCTACGGTAACAGGAATTGGATCATTTAGTTCTATTCTTAATACAGGAAATTTAATAAGTTCAGGTGTAGATGCAACTATAACAATTAGTCCTACAGGTACTGGTACAGTAGATATTAATCCAGCTGGCGGTGGTACTATAAACAATGTAAATGTTAATGCATCAAATTTAACAACATCTGGTGAAGTATCAATAACACCTAATTCAGACGTAACTATAAGCCCACAAATAAGTGGAACACTAACAATTAATCCTACAGCAACAGGAGTTTTAAATAATGTAACTGTAGGGCAATCTGTTCCTAAAGCTGGGTCTTTTACTACTCTCGTTTCGACGTCAGGAACGTTAAATAGTACTACAATTGGTACAACAACACCTGCTAATGCTGGATTTTTACAGGCATCGGGCGAAAATGCGCCTTCAACAGGTAAACACTTGACCAATAAAACATATGTGGACGCAACTAGTATGGTTTATTCTATTGCGTTAGGAGTATAAAAAATGGCTTGCGAAAACGAAAAATGTAAATGTGAAAATTGTACTTGCAATCCATGTTTATGCACGGAAGACAATCAGTGTGAGTGTACAAAGGAATAATTTAAATGGCTAAAAAGAAATTAACAAATTATATATTTCAAACAGGAATTCCTAAAAGCGGGAATAATTATCCTATTGCTCACAATCTTATCTCTAAAAACGTAGAGTGGATTAAAGATGAGATGATGGGGTACATCTTAGAAAAAACAAATTTACATACAAAAGCAGATATATATCCTAATACATCTAACAGAATTACAAACAATAGAACTTTTATTAAAGATGAAGTATGGGCTTGGGTATCGGCACAAGTTGCAGGTAACATTGCGCCATTTGCCGGTTTTACTAAAACTGAAGACACTGTAGAAGCAGATGTAGAAAAAGTAGTAGATGCTATTGCACGTGATGTTAGATATGGTGGTAATGAAAATTTAAGAACTCAAACAGGAACATATTTTATAGATGGTGTACTTCAATTAGCTAATAGTGGAGATCCTGAAATCGCATATTGGACTTATATGCAAACGCTTATAAAAGATTATATTTTACCTGGAAGTGCATTTAGTTCTTTACAAACTAGTACATCTTACACTCCTACAGGAGCAATATATACGCCAACAACTGGTGATATGATTTTAACTATTGGTGCTCACACTTTAACAGTTGGACAATCTGTTAGAATTAGTACACTTGGTTTAACTTTTACGTGTGCAAAGGACAACAATGCAACAAATCACAGTTATCCAAGAGCGTCTGGTTCAAACGCACCCGGTGGTGCTGATTATTTTTATAATAAACCAGTTAAAATTACAGCTATAGATTCAGTGTCAATTACTGTAAATGTAGGAGTATCTAGTAATACATCAGCACATACTTTTGTAAGTGCTTCTTCTGGATCTGTACAAAGTGGAACAATACAAGATTTAACAGGAACAAATGCTGAAAGTGCCGGTGTTACAGATTATGATACAAAATTAGGTCAATTAATTAATACAGTTGACAATGGATATCTTCAATTACCAGCTTTAATAAGTAGCTCTTATAAATTTGAAAATTTTACTTATAATACAGACAAGTGTAATAGAGATTATCAATTTATTCTTGATGCATATCTTAATGATTTACGTTACAATGGTAACAAACAAACAAGATTTATTGCTTCTAAATTCTGGGTTGGAACAACTCCACAGATAGATGGTGATAGACAACCAGAAATTGCCGCAACAAATTGGGTTAGAGATTTAATAACTAATTACGTTTTAGCAAATAGATCAGTAAACTTCACTCCAACAAATGCAGTATACACACCTACAACTGGAGTAATGACATTAACTATTGGAACACACCCAATAACAGTTGGTCAATATATTAGAATTAATACAAATAGTTTGACGTTTACGTGTGCTATGGATAACCATGGATCAAATCATACATATCCAAGAGCATCAGGCTCGAATGCACCAGGTGGGGCTGACTATGCCTATAATGAACCAGTTTTAGTTACAGGAATAAGTGCAGATTCAATTACTGTAAACGTAGGAATATCAAGTAATACAACAGCACATACTTTTGTAAGTGCTACTACAGGTGCAGTTACAAGATCAAAACAAAGCCCAGTTGTTACTACACAATTTACAGATGGAACTCTTTCTGAATCAAATGCGGCAAGTAGAATAACAACATTGTCAAATATTGTTGCTGATGTAAAAGAAAATGGTTTAGATAATTTACCAACGTTAGAAAAAAATGAAGTATCTAGCTTAAAAGTTGTTAATCCAGGTGGACAAGTTAATCATGAAGATATTTTATTAATTACAAACACTACAAGAAATACTGTATTATATAATTTTGCAGATGCAAGTCTTGGTTGTACAGTAGAATATGAAAAAGAAGTAGATGATGATTTTAAAGCATTCTTACAAGGTAGTGATACTGTAACTACAATATTTTTAAATGCTGATACTAGTACACACGCATTAGATGATGCAGTATCTATTTTTGTAGAAGGCGGAGAACTTAAAACAAGACCATTTGATTTTGGTACTGACGCAATTGAAAGATTTAGAATTGCAAAACCACAATCAATGATAGATGCTGACTTTGAGTATGGACTACAGCCAACCAAGTGGCAAGCGATTGCAACACAAAGAGGTTATCCATCAATTTACGAAGTACCGGGAACAGATATAGATATTGCATCAGTAACAACTGACGCATCAACTGGTACAGCAGGAATAGGTGCATCATTAATAACTGTAACAACAGTTGGTCCTCACTCCATGTTAGCAGGAGATCCATTAACTATTATAGGTTTTGCAGGATCAGGAGTAGAAGGGGCAGGTAGAGCACAAGGTTCATTTGTTGTAAATGCTATAACATCTAATAAAATTTTTAATTACTATGCAAAAGCAAAAGTAGGAACATCAAACGCACAGGTCATATCAACTAAATTTACTCAAATGCGTAAAGGTGCATTTTATACTGGAGCAGATTTAGGAGAACCGACTTTCTCTGTTGTAACTCAAGGATCAAGTGGATCAGTTGCAACTTCATTAAAAGTATTATCAGGACAAACAATTGTTCCATTTACTGGAACAGCTCCTCCAACAGGAGCACCAGTGGCAGGAACAGGTATTGCAACTGGTACACAAATTACAGCAATTACAGGTTCAGGTGGAGCAATAGTTAGTCCAAAAATTAAAGGAGATTATGCTTCAGGTGTAACTCAAGTTGAAGTCGTAGATGCGGCTGGTATTTTACAAAATTCTGTAATGGATAGAGGTGATGGGTTTGGTACAAATATTATAAACGTTAATGGAATGGTTTTAACTTTATCAAGTCCCTTACAATCAAGTTTAATAGGTGATCAAACAGTTTATCAAAATGTTGCTGGATTAAACAGATCACCAAATGGTTCAGGTGCAACTTGGAATGTAAGTTGGACTGGTGGAACTTATACTGTTGCAATATCTGTAACTGGACTAAATTATCAAGTAGGTGATGCAATAACAATTCTTGGAACGGCTTTAAGTGCATCAACACCAGCAAACGATTTAACAATTAATATAGATAGTGTAGATACTGCAGGAGAAATTCTTTCTTTCAGTTATTCAGGAACTGCATTTGACGGAACAGGATCAGTATCAAACGTAACTGGTAGTGTACCAGGTGGCGTAGGAACAGGCGGCACATTTAATATTACTAAAACAGCTGGAACATATTCAGTAGCATTGGCAAGTAAAACATATACAGCTATAACTCCTGCATACGCAGGCGGTAATGGTGCTGGATCTATTTGGGACATAACAATATTGAATAATACTTTTAGTGCCGTTACAATGTCAAATGGTGGAACTGGTTTCATTGTTAATGATTCATTAAGATTTGCAGGAACAGAATTTGGTGGAGTTGGAGATACTAATGAATTATTAATTAGAGTTACTGGTGAAAGTTCAGGAGTAATAACAGGTCATTCATCTGCAGGTACGGCTCCTGATGCAGTAGTAACATACTCAAACCCAGCATTTACTACAAGTGGTTCAGGAACATTAGCACAATTTAACGTAACAAGAACAGGTACAACTTATTCAGCAGTTATAACAGGATTAGGAACAAATTACGCACAAAATGATACTATAACAATTGATGGTGGTAATTTAGGTGGTGCATCAACAACAAATGATTGTACATTAACAATCGCAACTGTAGACGGTTCAGGTGGAATAACAAGTGTTACAGAGACAGGTACAGCCGTAAACACACAATCTTGGACTGGATTAACATCAGCTAACAACTATGTAGGTTCAGGAGTTCAATTTAGTGTTACTAATCCAGGTGGAGGTAGCTACAGTAATATTACAGTAACGACAGTTGGAGAACATTATACATTAGGTCAAGAATTAAAAATATCAGGAACAACATTAGGTGGTTTATCACCTACACATGATTTAACAATTACATTGGATACAGCATTAGGAGCCAATGATTCAGTTGCACAAGGCAACTGGACAACTAGTGGTAATGCTGTACCAGGACCTGAATCATTAGCTTATGTAGTAAATGATATGTTAGAAGTTTCTGGTTCGGCTTTGGGCGGAGTTAATACGACCAATGATGCATACGTTAGAGTGTCTAGCGTAGACGCAGACGGGTCTATTACAGGATTAGCTGTTAGTGGAACAGGAACTGATGGAGACGTAACATATACCGAAATACCAGAATGGGATGGTTCAACGATACCAGGATGGACTACAAACCAATCAGGTACAGGTGCAACATTTACAATTCAAAGAGTAGGAACAGCTTATACAGCCACAGTAGTAGCGGCAGGATCAGGATTTGTAGGAACAGAACAAATAACAATTTTAGGAACACACTTAGGTGGGGCAACAGCCGCCAATGACGCTTCATTTACTATTTCAACTGTTGACGGTAGCGGTGGTATTACAGCCATTAGTGCAGTAACAGGAACCGCGGCTAATACTCAAACATATACAAATTCACCTACATCAAAAAGAATAGGTCAAGGTGAAGCATTTGATATTAGTATTTCAGGTGGAAATTATACTGTAGATGCAATTGCACAGGCAGGTACAAATTTCTGGGTAGGACAAATAGTTAAAATTTCTGGATCAACATTATATGGTGCTTCACCAGGAAATGATTTATCATTAGAAATTACATCAATAGATGCAGTATCAACAGGCGGAATAACAGGCGTAACTGCTACTGGAAGTGCTAACACAGGTACTGGTGCTGTAGGAACATTAATAAGTGGAAGTAATAGACCACAGGCTGGTATTGGAGCAGTATTCTATATAACTAGATCATATACAAATGATTCATCAACTACATATACAGAAGCAACAGTTTCATCTTTAGGAACAGGTTATAATGTAGGAGATCAAATTGTAGTCTCCGGTTCAAGTTTAGGTGGAGGAACACCTACGCATGATTGCAGTATTACTGTTCAAGCTGTAAATTCATTTGGTGGTATAACACAATGTACTCACTCAGGTAGTGCAGTAACAGGAACAGGTGTATCAGTTTATTCATCTATTACTTTATCAGATGCAACTACACAAGTTTTACCTTCTTCATCTACAATAACTTATAGTGCGATAGCAACAATACAAGTACAATTTTTAACACCACACGGTTTAGTTCCAGGAGATGGTTTCTTAGTAACTATTGGATCTGATAATGGAAGTAATAATCACTTATTAGCATCAGGACCATTCCTTGTTACAGAACTTCCAGCAACTAATCAATTAAGATTCCAAGCTAGAGCTCCAGGACAAATTACGGATCAGGATTGGTCTGGATTCGTATATGTTAGACCAGATTCATTCTTCGTACATAGACCATTTGATGGAGGTGTACAATTAGGAACAGGTGGACCACAACATGGTGCACAGGCGATAAGACAATCTAAAAAATATATTAGATATCAATCAGGTAAAGGTATAATGTATACAACGGGTGCCTTGTTTGCTCCTTCTTATGATATTTTAAATATTGTAGCAGAAGGTAAAGCACTTGGTTCAGTTATATCAGTTACTACAGATGAAGTTGATCACGGTTTACAAGTTGGTGCAATTATAACATTAATTGGAATAGCACAACAAGAATTTAATGATGATTATACAGTAACTCAAATAGTAAATGAAAGAACATTTAAAATTACTGCTCAAAGTACTTTAAGTATGTTAACTCCAGAATTTAAAGATCAACCACAAGTATCATTAAAAAATTGGAATGGTGCAACTGTAAGATCAGGTATATTTGATGATCAAAATGGAATTTTCTGGGAATATGATGGTGTAAACTTAAATCTTGTACAAAGAACAGCTACAAGACAATTAGCAGGAACAATTTCAGTAAATCCTGATTCTAATACAATTACAGGAACAGGAACAAGATTTAGAGAACAATTAAAAGCAGGTGATAGAATAGTAATAAGAGGTATGACTCACGTTGTATCTAGTGTTACGGATAATATAACAATGAATGTTACTCCAGACTATAGAGGAGTTAATGTTTCATCTGGTGTTAAAAGTTGTTTAGTATTTGATAAAAAAGTTAAACAAGATAACTGGAATTTAGATAGAGTAGACGGAACAGGACCTAGTGGATATAATTTAAATGTATCTAAGATGCAGATGATCGGTTTACAAATGTCCTGGTATGGAGCAGGATTTATTGACTACATGACTAGAGGTGGTGATGGTAACTTTATTTTCTGTCACAGAATGAGAAATTCTAACATCAATACAGAAGCATATATGAGAACAGGTAACCAACCTGTACGTTATGAAGTTACAAATGAAGGTCCTAATGGTAAACTTTCAGATAATTTAACTGCAGGAGATACAACAATAAGATTAGTAGATGCTTCTTTCTTCCCACCAGGTGGCGGAACGCTTTATATAGATAATGAAATTATAACATACACAACTATTACTGGTAATAAATTAACAGGTGTTACTAGAGCAACTCAATTAACTAACTTTTCTGCAGGAGCTACTAGATCATATACAGCAGGAGTGGCGGCTGAACACTTTAGAAATACAGGAGTTGTATTAATTAGTAACTCGGCAAGTCCAATTATATCACACTGGGGATCATCTTACATAACAGATGGTGACTTTGATGAAGAACGTGGATATTTGTTTAGTTACTCAGCAACGAACTTAGAATTATCAACTACGAAAAAAACTGTGTTCCTAATAAGATTAGCACCATCAGTTGCTAACGCTTTAACAGGAGACCTTGGAGATAGAGACTTGCTTAACAGAGCCCAGTTGCTACTTGAAGGTATAGAAATTACAACTGAACCTGAAGCTACTAATCCAGGTTCACTAGTTGTACAAGGGGTTATTAATCCTCAAAACTATCCAATTGATCCAAGTGATATAGGTTGGACGGGACTGTCAGGAACTGCACAAGGTGGTCAACCATCATTTGCTCAAATAGCGGCAGGTGGTTCGGTTAACTGGAACGGTGGTGAAACTCAGGTTACAGCAACAGCAGACACATCGGCGGCAATTTCAACTCAAGTTACAAACAACTGGTGGAACATGGGTACTTGGTATAACAATTATTCATACTGGTTAAAAGAAGATGGTCCAGGAAACAACAATGGTTTTGATGACAGAAATATTAAAGTAGGAGATGCAGTAAGTGGTGGTAGTTTCCCTGCAAATACAATTATTACAGAGCTTTATGAATATTCTTATTACTTCCTAGCATACTACAGTAATAATCACGGTGGTATTCCAATGGGAACACCTATTACATTTTCTATGGGAGGTACATTAACTAATACAAACTACTTGTACATGGATCCAACTTCATGGGAAGCTTCAAATGCCACACAAGGTACAGAATTACAAGATGCTAATTTTCCAGCTGGTACATCAGTTATTAGTGTGGACCCACTAGCAAGATATGGTCCAGTTAGTGGTGGTACAAATTATTACAAAGTAACGTTTTCACAAACGTCTACCGGGGCTATTGCCGCAGGTGCAAGTGTTACGTTCTTATTTGGTAATCCACCATATGCACAACCAGGTGAAACGATCTTTTCATTCGTTGCACAGCCAGGTGAAAGAGCAACATTATCTCTTGCTCCGATCAAGGAATTGACTAATACTACATTAGGTGGAAGAGGAACATTTCCTAATGGTCCAGATGCGTTAGCAATTAACGTATATAGAACATCGGGTGCTGGATCAGTTAACGGTACGGTTACACTGCGTTGGTCAGAAGCTCAAGCGTAATTATTTCTTTTCAGGATTGTCTTTTTTTAATTGGCTATCGCCTTTTATAACTCTATAATTATCTTCAGAATGATCAGGTGTACTAACTTCGGATACGCTACCATGATCAGATACTAATTCTAATTGATGAGGCATTAATGGTGGATTGTACCAAGTTTCACCTTCTTTAAATTCTTTAGTATATAAGGTTGCATCTTTAGTATCAATCCAATGTAATTTGAATACTCCACTATTACAAAACCAAGTTTCATCTTTGTCTTTATGAAAATGCATACTAAATTTTGCACCTTTTTTAGTAAAGACCATAATTTTTCCACAGTATTTGTCGCTGGATGCCCATATTAATTCATAGCCCCAACCCATTTCTCTTTTACCTAGTTTATTGATCATCGATAAATTCCTTAACTGTTTTCCAATTAATGTCTATATGTTTATTTAATTTTGTTAAATCGGCGCAAGTATAAGTTTGATATTGTTTGCTTAAATTTGCTGGCATAGGTATTGTTTCTAATTTGGCATTGTATTTTTCAGCAATAATTTTAGCTATTCTTAAAAAACTAGTAGACTTACCAGTACCTACATTAAAAATACCACTTGTATCTGTTGTTAACATTTGTTCATGTACTTTACATATATCACTTACACAAACAAAATCTCTCATATAATTTTCACTATTTTCAAAAATTTTAATTACTTTATTTTCTTTAGCTTGTTTTGTAAATTTAGTTATAGGTGACGCCTGATCTTTTTTATCTTCTTCATGAGGACCATACACATTAAAATATCTAAATCCTTGAACAAGAATTTGAAATCCATCTTTATCTACAGATTCTACAAAACGATCAAAGAAATATTTGCTCCATGCATAAGCATTCATAGGATAAACAGGACCTTCTTCATTAAAATTTCCTGTAGTTCCATATACACTAGCAGAGCTGGCGTATTGAAAATTTGTTCCCATAGTATCACATAATTGTAACAACCTCATACTAAAGTCATAATTTTGTTTCATTATTTTGTTTACATTTGTTTCAGTAGTTTTAGAAATTGCTCCTAAATGAATTATCCAATCATATTTTGATGGATCCGGAAAAGAATTTTCTATATAATCATAACCTTCTACAGTATGTCCTTTAGTTTGTAAATATGCAAACAAATTACGTCCTATAAATCCTTTATATCCTGTTATTAAAATATTCATTAGTATCCGTCTGTTTGCCAATCTCTAGTTAATTTACATATTTCTTCTGGTATAACCAAATAAGAATATTTGCTATCTGGAATTGGTACAAAATTAATATTAATTGCTATTCTAACTTTTTCATCTGTACAAGTAGAGCCTGAATGATTTAGATAGCTAGGAAAAATAACCATTGAATTTGCAACACTAGGTGTTTGTACACCATTTTTAAATTCAGTATATCCATTATTAGTATTAACATAAAATATTGCTGTAAGTGAGCAAGGATGAATAGTATCTACATGGTATCCGTGAACAACTACTTTATCTGTTTTTGGAATAAGATTAGCTTTAATTCTAACAAAGTTTATTGGATTTAAAACTGCAAAAATTGGCATTAAAATTTCCCAATTTTGTTCTGGAGTAACAATTCTACTATGTTCTTGAAATTGATGCACAAATTGTTGTTGATATTCTGATGTACCCGGTTTTGCCATAGCATCTCCTACAACATAATCATAATAGTACCAAGGAAAACTTTTATCCATTATTCTATTTCTTAATTTTTCAAAATCTTCAGTACTTAATACATCATTAACAGTTATAATTTTATCTTTCATTTTTAATTTTCTCTATTATATCACTTGTAGAATGTCCTTCTATTCTTGAAAAAATTTTGACGTCTGCAAGTTCATTTCCTATTACTGTTTCTACAGTCCAATCACCGCCTTTTACTATAATATCTGGCATAATTTCTTTCATAAGATTGTGTGGATTATCTTCTTCAAAAACTTTAACTTCATCTACCCACGGTAACATCATTAATTGTTTAACTCTTTTATCAACATCATTAATAGGTCTATCAGGACCTTTTATTTTTTTAACACTAGCATCACTATTAATTCCAACAATTAATTTTTTACCTAAACTTTTTGCATATTTTAATAATTCTAAATGACCTATATGTAAAATATCAAATACTCCATTAGTAAAAATAACTCCTTTTTGTAAATCATTTAAAGTAACAGGAACAACACCACGTTGTTCTACATTTCTAGCTGATGCCATACACGCTAATTTACAACATTCAAATACATTAATATCTTTGGATATACCATAAGCTAATACACTTAAAAATGTATCTCCTGCACCTGTGACGTCAGCAACATCTTTTGCTTTTTCTTTTAATAATTGATATTCACCTGTAGTAGATAATACATGAGCACCATTACTACCATCTGTAACTATTAACCATGTCCATTGATGATCTCGCATAAATTTAAGAGCATCACTAATTGAAAATACACCATTCCATTCTTTGTATTCTTTCATATTTGGTTTAACAATATAAGCTCCATCATAGGTATCTGCACTTTGTTTTGGATCAACTATTACATATTTTGTTTTTTCTAATAATTTAGATATTGTATCTTTTTTAATAACGCCTTTATTATAATCACTAACAATTACTATATCATTTTCATTACAGTCAACGGTAATTTCATTAGAATAATTTTCTTCTTTATCTAATCTTAATACGTGTTTACCACCTTGACCTATTATTCTAGTTTTAGTAGTTGTAACAGAATGATCATAATTTAATTTAGGATGTATTTCTTGTGTCAAAAATAATTTTATTAATTTTTTACCTGAGTCATCTTGTCCTACTGCACCATATAATTCACAAAATATTTTTAAATTTGCAATATTAACTGCAACATTTCCAGCACCACCTATACTATATCTTTTATTTTGTTCTTTTAAAACTAATACAGGTCCTTCAGGTGAAACTCTATTAGCTTGACCTTCTACCCATACATCTAGCATAATATCACCAATTATTTTAATCATGTTATAAATTTAACCATTTTAAAAACTGTTTCTAATTTTGTTTGATTAGTTTTATTTTGTAATGTTTTTCTTAATCCTTGATGCAAAGGCTTTGGCCATCTACCAAAAGTCACCCACGAATATCCGTCGTGTTCTTTGTTTAATTTAGGAATAAATTCATTTTTGACTAAACAGAGATATGTATGATATAAGAAATTTTCATCATTACTGATAAAAGTTTCCATTGGAATAGTTTTAATAATTTTTTGGTCACCTATCTCTTCTTTAATTTCTCTTTTTAAACCTACCCACGCATTAGAATCAGTAGTAGTTGTACCACCAACTAAACCCCAAACATGGTTTTGTTTGCTTTGTGTTCTATGTAATAATAAAAAACGTTGGGTGTCTAAAGTATAGAAAAGTGCTCCGCAACCAATTATTCTCTGGGTCATGTAAATAATTATCTTAAAGAGAGATGTTCCAGGTTCCTTTACGATATTCGCCTTCGAAACTTAATAACCAATTTGTGCCATCCCATTTATATTGAATGCCTGTATTAAGGTTGGTAATATAGGTAGGTGTAAATGCTGTTGAATCATCTAAATTATTAGCACTTGCATTAAAAATTATTGTCCAATCTGTTCCATTCCATTCTACAATATCATTAGCTTCTGCTATAAAGTCTCCTGCATTACCTTTCCATGCATCTGGACCGTCTTGATTTCCTGCATCTCCTACAGGTCCTAGTAATAATAATCTTTGACCTGCTACTTTTGTAGTTGATGGATTATAAGTTGATGGATCTATTATAAAATCTACTGTACCTTTTGCGTCTGCATATCCTTGAATAACAGAGTCAGTAGGAATAGAATCTGTGTCCCAATTTACAATTAATTGATTTTCATTTAAAGTGTTTACTGCAAACGTTCCAGTAATTCTTGTGCTTACATCTTTTCTATTCAAATATAATGTACTAATTCCTGCTTTGTAATTTCCTGGTAATCTATCTAATAAAGAATTCCAATTTACATTTCCTACAACACCTTTTTCTATTATTTGTGCAATATTATTCATTACAAGTACATCATATTGAATGCCTGTAGTTCCTACAATACTATCAACATCTGGTTTGTAAGCAACACTAGTATCAATTTTACCGTCAGCTGTTTTAACAATATCTGCTTTAATACTTTTAGTATAATCATCTTGATATGCTTGTAATTCAGGCATTGTTTGACTAAGGTCAATATTACCTGTTTTTTCATTGTATATGCTAGTAATAATTTGAGTTACTACTCCTAATTTTTTAACTTTAGTTGGCGGACTTATCCAAATAGGTGTTGTAAATCCTAAAGTAGCTACATCTATTTCACTTTCTGTTCCAGTTGGAATTGTTCTTCCACTAAATTGTACACTTGTTAAATCTACTACACTTAAACTAGTCCAATCAATATAATTGTCTGTAGTTTGGATTTCTAAACTTGGATTGAATAACATCATAACTTGTTCTAAAATTTGTAATTTTTGTTCTGTGTTTGTAGACCATATATCACAACTTACTCCTAATGTATAAGGCGTAGGCATTAATCTTTCAACAGTATAATTTGCTCCTTGAACATTTAAATATTCTTTTCCTGATTCATCATATTTTCTTTCTCTTACGTGAATTTTGCTAACGTAAGTAGCATCTGCTAATCTGTCTCTAGCCATTTCTAAATTAGTAATGTATATTGCCATTCTTGGAGCTGATGGGATTTTATTTTCTGAATTATCTCTAACAATATGAGCAACTTGTCTAGTCATATCTCCGTACATAACAGGTATTTGTCTTAAAACACCATCACCATCTTTATAGCTAAAGTTACTCATTAGTCTAATAATTTGAGTTATGTATCGTCTAATTTGTCCGTCGTAAAAAAATTGCATTATTTCTTCTCTAATTTAAATTTTTCATTTGCTTTTTTATTTGTTGGTTCATAAAAAGTTCTAACTTTACCCATATATTTTCGAGTAACTTTTTTAAGTCCTACTGCTTTTTCTGTGCCCGGTATAGGAATACCCCACACGCCTCCTAAAAATTCTCTAAGTCTCATTAACTATCTGCCTTAGGTTTAAGTGCTTTAGACAAACTTTGTCTTTCAGGTACTGATTTTCCACCTATTGTATTAGTTGCTGTATTATTAACAAACCCTGTCTTCATTGTATTTCTTGCATCTGTATTAGTTAGTGTCATACGTAATGCATCTTCCATTTTAATCCATCTTGAACCATCAAATCTAAATAATCTATTTGGTAAAAAGTCAGTTCTTAAATAATAATCACCTTTAATAGATCCTGTTGGGAAAGTAATTCCATGACCAAATACTTCACCATTAGGTGCAAGACCATCACCTAATAAGTATCCATCATACCCTTCTCTTTCAGGTGTTTGATGTACTCTATCTGCTAATTCATTTTGTGTACTAGCATCTAACGTACTTGTATCTGTTGTAACAAGTTCGTTTCTACCTTGTTTATCTACTTGTAATGTATATAAATGACTAGTTTCATATCCACTTTTTTTAGTATCTGCTTCTGCTTGAGCAACAACGGCATTATTAATTTGCATTTCTTTTTCATAAGTGGATAATACATCTCTTAATGTTTGACTTGATCCTTCTTCTGCAGGTAAATCTAGTATGCCTTTAAATTCTTGACTGTCTACTATTTGTTTTAATTTTACTCTATATAAATGAGGATACCACGATACACTAAATCCTTCTGCCGCCCTGCTTATATCTTCTACTACATAGTATCTTTTTAATGCTAAATTAAAATCATTTAAGGCGTGTTCATCTTTAAGATGTGGTAATTCGAATACATCTCCTGGCATAACTTTTCTACCTAAAGTTTCTACAGATGTAGATATAGGAATAGTCATAAACAACGTATCATTTTGTAAAAATAATCCAAATTGACTCATATCAAAGTCAATATCTTGTACGTTGTAAATGCCTCTTAATTGATAAATGCTAGAATCATATTTTCTGTCCCTGTTTTCAAGGAATAACATATCTTGAATATTTGTTTCTTTAACAGCATTATACCTTGGTTGGCTAGATGTAGCATCTGCTTCTTCAGGATTCTTAGGTCCAAGGTATTTGTGTACAAATACATCAGTACCACCCACAGTAAACATCTCATTAACTGTTTTATCTAGAAAAGCGTAATCATGGCCCTTCTCTGGTTTATATAGACTAATTCTTGGCATATGTTATATTTATTCATAGCAAGGTCCTTGATAAATATCTATAGAGACATATAAAATGGCAGATTTAGCAACACAAAAGCAAGAAATCTTTGACTACGTATACAATATGCTAGGTGGTGGTATGGTAGAAGTAGAGCTAGATCCACCTCACTATGAGACAGCTTTACAGGATTCACTTGATAGATTTAGACAAAGATCCGACAATTCAGTGGAAGAAAGCTATATGTTTCTACCTACAGTAATAGACCAAAACGCATATACCTTAGGACAAGAAGTAATAGAAGTTAAAAAAATATATAGACGTTCAATTGGTTCTAGAACAGGTGGTGGAGACGGTGGTACACTATTTGAACCATTCAATTTAGCATACACAAATACATACTTGTTGGCAAGTACAAATATGGGTGGACTATCAACTTACAACTTGTTTACACAATATCAAGAACTTGTAGGAAGAATGTTTGGTAGCTTTATTGAATTTAAATGGAATACTACAACCAAAGAATTAACATTATTACAGAGACCTAGAGCAGAAGAAGAAATTCTATTATATTGCTATAATTATAGACCTACTACAGAATTATTAAATGATTATCTTGCTAAAGAATGGCTTAAAAGATATACTCTAGCATTATGTAAAATGGCACTAGGACAAGCAAGATCTAAATTTGCCACAATAGCAGGCCCACAAGGCGGTGCCGCTTTAAATGGTCCACAACTTATTCAAGAAG